AACGATGAACAATTAACTTTGTTTGTTGGACCAGAGGTGTCAAGAAAACTAAAACAAGCTCTTTTCTCAGCTAACCTTTATCATTATGATACAACTGGTGAAAATGGTAATTCAGCTTGGATTTATCCAGCAACTAATGTAACTGTTCAACCAACAAATGGTTTGGCAGGAGCAGACGCTGTTCTTTTAACTCCAGCTTGGAACTTAATAGTAGCATTTGATTTAGAAAGTGAGTTCGACCAATTTAAATTGTGGTGGAGTGATGATGACCAACAATCTAAGTTTCTTGTAAAGTTCAGACTTGGCAACAACTTCTACTTCGGTGAATATATTGTATTATCTAACTAAGATAAAATCAACTAAAAAATAATAAAAAAAACTATGGCAACGTGTTTAAAGTTTAATAAAACAATCGCACAGGCTTGTAGAAATAGCACCCCTGGTATAGTTGATTTTTGGATAGCCAATTTCGCTGATGTTACAACAGTAGCATATGATGCAAGTGAAACTCAAATAATTGGTATCACAGGAACAACCGTTTCCGGATCAACCTCCGGGTTTTTCTATAAAGTAAGTGTTAATAAAGAATCTTCTGGTTTTGTTGATAATTCAGAGATCTCTATCCCAGACGGTAGAGCCTCTTTCACACCAACAGTAACGATTAAAATCCCAGGTATGGATAGTGATACAAGAGAAATCTTCAAATCTCTAGCCCAAGCTACAGTCGCAGTTATATTTAAAACAACCAGCGGTGAGTACTTCATCGCAGGTGTTGAAAATGGACTCGATATGTCAGCTGGGACTTTATCAACAGGTGTATCAAGAACCGATTTTAAAGGTCTTGAAATCACATTAACAGGGTTCGAATCAGAACCAGTTATATCTATCGCTTCGGCTTTGATTGCTGATATAACAGTCGCTTAAAAAATGGATCTTTAATTTTCATCCATATATCTCCCGAAAAACTCTCATCTTAATAAATGAGAGTTTTTCATTTTAGAAAAGATTTTTTCAGAAAAATAATATATAACTATATAAAAACGAAACTACGATATGAAAATTAAATTACAAAAAGTAGAAATACCCGAAATTAAAGAAGTCAAGACTTCACGAGGGCCATATTATCTCACAAATCAAAAGAACGATTACTACAAGAAACTACTTGAACTATATGATAATTCATCTATACATAAAGCAATTCTTAATAACCTGAGAGATAAAATAGTCGGTAGTAATATAGAAGCTACAAGAAAAATAAAACAACTGATTAAATCTATCACCCTCGATATGGTAATATTTGGTGGTTTTTCTGTGGAGATTATATGGAACTTAGACCATACTAAAATAAATCAAATGAACTATATCGATTTCACAAAAGTTTTATCTGGCTACGTGGATGAGAAAACAGATCAAGTTGAACTATACTACTACTCTAACAACTGGAGCGATATGAAAAATAATGAAATCGAGGTCTTCAAAACTTATAGTCCAGACCCTGAATCAGATAATCGTCAAATCTATTACTTTAAAGACCATACACCAGGGTTTGATGTTTATCCTAAACCATACTATAATGCTTCAATTCGATGGGTATATACAGATGTAGAACTATGTAGATACTACTCTAACCTCGTTAAAAATAACTTCGTATCAAATGTCATTATATCAATGCGAAATGGTTTCGATGACCCTGATAAACAAGAAGCATTTGAAAAAGACATAATTCAAAACTTCACAGGCTCAGAAAATGCTGGTTCTATACCTGTTATATACGGCGATGGAACTGATGTAGATCCAATTAAAATCGTTCAATTCAACACAGATCCAGATGATCAGAAATATCAATGGTTGTCCCAACACACTATGGACCAGTTGATAATTGGACATAGAGTCCCCAATCCAATGCTTGTGGGAATGAGAATTCCAGGTAGTTTGGGTGGAACACAAGAACTAACAGAATCAGAGAATATATATAATAAGAATATGGTATATCCTTTCAGAGAAAACATATATACATTTCTTGAAGATGTAACTCCTTTTTATATACTTCCAATTGGAACTAATATAACTGATATATCAATAGTATCTCAACAAAATATAACTGAATAATTTTTTATTATAAAATAATTTTATTAATTTAGATGAAAAAATATACTATGAAAAAAGAAGATGAAATATGGAAAGATGTTCCAGGATATGAGGGATTGTATCAAGTGAGTACTTTTGGTAGAATTAAGAGTTATGATAGAGTTGTTAAAAGTAGTCACGGTAGTGTGGCTATAAAAAGAGGTAGGATTCTCGCATTAACTCTAATGTATGGGTACCATAGAATAGCTTTGACAGATCATAATGGTTTTAGGGTAAAATATTTTGTCCATAGATTAGTAATGGCTGCTTTTAATCCAGATGATAGATTTCAAATAAGAAAAAATAAAAATCATAAATTAATTCAAGTGGATCACATAAACGGAATTAGAAGTGATAATAGATTGGAAAATTTACAATATTTATCTTCTTTTGATAATGTAGTTAAAAGTTATACTCAAGGTAGGAAATATCTTGATAGAAACTCCAAGGGACAATTTTGTTCTCCCAATAAAAATAAAATTATACAATGAGTACAATAAACATATTCTACCCGATGCTAACTGCTAGTGAAGTTAAGGCTTTAATTCCAGAAATTAACAACAACATATCAGATGAGTATATTGAATATAACATAGAACTAGCTCAAAAAAAGATAATGAGGCCACAATTAGGTTATGGTTTATATAATCAAATCTTATTGGAGGTGAGTGGTGGGACTATATCAGGTAATACTGCTGATTATATAATATACAACGATTATCTAAAGATGATTTTAGCTTTAACTACTCATCAAAGATTAGTATCAAGTATGAGTTATCAACTCGAAAATAATGGTCTAAGAATAAAGATAAGTGAGGTGAGTAATTCAACAGAGATGGCAACTCAAAATTATATAAAAAATAATATTCAGAATGATATAGATTTTTTCAAGGCTGAACTCGTTGAGTATATATGTAATAATCGTAGTGATTATCCTCTATACTTTAATGACCCAGATAAGAGAAGCGATCATTATGATAAAAGAAAATTAACAAACACATGGAAAATTGGAAGCATAAACTCAAGAACAGACAGAAGAGATTACGACACAGGACTTTATCACTAAGAACATTGAATAATGAAACATATGTAAAATTAATCAAACTGATAAAAAATGAAAAGTAGTTTCTCTATAACAGTAAATCTAACAACATCTAAGATTGCTGCTTTTATTATATTGTTTCTAGGGAGTATATACTCCTTTCAAAATAATGACGCTACAACACTTCTGGCTACATTTTCAGCCACAAGTGCTATATTAATAATGAAAACATATCAAGTTAGACGTAGTTATCAAAACTATAATAACACTCAAACTACGGAATGTGATGAAATTGAAGAAGAAAACAAAAACGAAATAGGATAACTATGATAATTTTATTAATTTTTGGAATGACAATTGCTGAATTGTCAACGATAATAGGTATAGTGTGGCTGTTTACGGGAGGAGTAATAATCTTGCGAAATGGTCAAATAAAATTACAAGTAAAAATGTTGGAACTAGAACAGCGTATAGCAAAACAAGAGGCCAATCTTGAAATGACTAATAAAGAACTTCACGATGAAACAGAAAAGTTGAACACAAAACTCGAAAGTAAAATTGATAAGTTAGATGATAAGATAGATATAGTGATCGAATCATTATCTAACATAAGAGTCAATTGTGCTTTCAATACTAAAAATAAGATATATGACAAATAATGAGTTTATATTCTGCGTTCATTATCACCATTACTGTGTAGTAAAACGAGAACCGATTAGTAATTACTATAGATTCTTCACTGATTTATTATTTGATAAGTATTATCAAAATCCTCCTCTAAAGGTGTTTAAACAAAAGTATAGAGAGTTTGGTGAGGAGGCTTTGAGAATACAAGAGGAGAATATAGAGTTCGCTCAGAAAAAGTTGGTGGAAGCGGGTGGAAATGCTGATGATGCGTTGGAAGAGTTTGATTTCGGTGAAGCCAGCGAAGATGCTGATTACAGATTAAAATACGCCACATACATCGAAACACAAGAATTGGATGATAACGATGAAGTGGTTTATAGATATATGTTTAGAAAGTATAAAAGTATATTGTGATCAGGATTGGTTGGATATAGATTATACTTTGACTGTCCGTTATGTGCCATATTTACGACACTCATCTGCAATTAACATCCAATGCTTTTCTGCAAGTTCTTTTTCGCCTGAATTTATCCAAGTTTCAACTTGCTTCAACATCTCTCTAATTTTAGCCACTTCTTTTGGTGGTGGTGGTGGAATAAACAATTTATGGTTATTCCATTTTAATTTCTCTTTTTTAGTTCCGAACATAATTTTTAGAATAATACGGCACAATGCCCTTTTATTGTAATCTAATTCTCTCTGTAAAGCTTCCATATTGTTTTATTTGTTTTTGAACCCGATGGGTTTGTTGTTTTTGATAATGTAAAAGTGTCCTTTAGATTATAAAATTATTGAATATAGAGAAGTTCTTGACTTTCCAAATCTACATCGAAATGTTTATCTAATTTGCTCTTTGTGATGATACTATTAAATTGTCCACCTTCATCATAATTCATTTTTATACAATAAACTGTATTATTTTTATCGTCTAAAAATATTTCTAATATACATTTATCACTAATCTTTGGAGGGTTTTTCCAATGTTTGTTTGTGATGTCTTTTATACAAGTAGCTGAATAAATACTTTTAATGTCCATTTTTTATATTGTTTTAATTTGATAATGTAAAATTAATATATTTTTTTGAAATAAAAAAATTATTTGAAAATTAATTTTCATCTTTTTCTCTATTAATTCTTTCCTTAGCAAGATTAAAGAATTT